CTTCCATGACTTTCCGTTTATTGTCTTTTTGATTATTTTCTTTTTCATGGAATTTGTAATATGGAACGCTTCTAACCACACCCCTTTTAACTATGAATTTTTTTTGAGTGACATAACCCAATTCTTTACCTTGCTTAATTCTTTTATGAACTAATGTTTTGCATGCATTCCATTTTTTCAATAAATCCTCAACGCAATACCATCCTTCTGGGATTTCTTCTACAAGACAGGTTTCTTGTTGAATAATTTTAAGAAAATCATTTGGCGTCATGGAAGCCTCCAAGGCTGATTAGACTCTCTGGTTGTAATATGGATACTTGATTGCTTTAGTTCTTCACAATACTCTCCCCATAAAAATCCTTGTTGCCATGCAAGTGTAGCCCTGCGTCCCTTTGCATACTCCATCGCAGACCTTTTAGTTAGAGATCCGATATTGTATCCAGTTCCGCCTACAAGATTCCTGCCAGATTGCATGGAAACCTTATGCGTGTGGCCGAAGCAAACCTTCCTTCTTGTGCTGTTGCAGAATGCTTCAGCCGTATCCCTAGCAGCCATCTCGTTAAACAAAACTCCGTGCTGAAATCCAATGTCTGCGATGTCAAACATTTGAAAAACACCATCCCAAGGGATTAGCGGAGCGCGAAGTTTTTTACAGCACTCTCCAATTGCTTCAACAATCTTGTATGCGGCATGAGCTACGACAGCATTGTTGCTTGATTGCAATCTCCATGCACGATCTTCATGGTTTCCACAAAGAACAATATTTGCCTTGAGCATTTTCAAGTGCATTAGTCCAGTATCAATATCTGGAATCAATGGCTCTGCCTCGCTTGACCCTTTTGCGCCTGCCATGAGAGCAGTTAGATCAACAAAATCACCAAGATGAATTGTTGTATGCGGCTTAAAGTCTTTTTGAAACTTCAGAACTGCATCGAGTGCTTCTTTGTCGCAGTATTTTGCATGACTACAAGAAACTGCTAGGACTTTTTTCCACTTGTGCGTGATATTTGCCATTTATTTTTAGATGGAGCCGCTTGGATTAATCCGAATTAAATCTTTTACAAGAGTTTTTTTTCTTACTTTTCTCCAAACGCCATCACCAGACTCTGAATCTCGCTCGCCTTTGCCATTCGTATTTCCTTCTAGGCATTCTATCCAATGGCCGTTGTCGCTGACAACAAAGCCAACATGAGAGAAATCAAATGTTACAATATCTCCAAGTTTTGCCCTGTCTTTTTCAGTAAAAATCTTAGTGGTATTTGGCCTTTTCCTAGCCCATGCAGTTAGACCATAAGCAAGCGCAGTTTTTGGTCGCCATTCTTCAGGAGTGCTTCGCTGAAGATTTAACCATTTAGTAACTTGAGAGTCTTTAAGCCATTCCTTGATACACCAATCAATGTAAGCGGCACACCAAGGCCAAGCGGCAGGAACAAGATCAGTTGCTTTCTGATACTCGCGGATTTGATCTCCGCGATTATTCCCGCCAATCTCCCTAACGCCAACCTGCGACTGCGCGATGGCAATTAGTTTTTCTAACATTTATTTTTTGTCTTTACGGATGATATTAATGAGTCCAACGAGGCTCAATCCAGCCGCAAGAATTCCTTCTTGCATCGAAGGATCAAGTTTTACGCCAAGAGCGGTCGCTACCAAAATCAAACCACGCCATGTGCTATTCTCACTCAATTTTTCAAGAACTGTATTTACAATTTTCATATTATTTGTCTTTTATTGTTTTTGAGAAGTGTTCCCAAGCATACATCACACTTGGATCTTCTTTTGGTTTATCTTCTTTTGGTTTATCTGGGTCGATGTATGGAATGTATGATGCCGACAGTCTTAATTGAACTGAACCAAGTTTTCCTTGATTCTGTCCTGCTGGCGGTATTGGTATATTGACGCACGAACAGAGAATTATTGCAAGCAGAATTGCAAACGCAAATTTCATTTGTCTTTATCTTTTTTCAGTTTTGCAAGCATTACATAAATGGAAACCCATGCGGCAATAATTGCACTAACTGAAGCTAAAACCCTAAACCAAACATCTAATTCTGGGAGCATTGAGATCATTACGGCAAATACACTAAATACAGTGCCAGCATATCCAGTTCCATGTGATGCTATGTTGCTATCGGGAGTCATTAATTTATATTGCTTTGGGTTTGCATATTTTCGTTCATGATATTATCCTACGATAATATAAATTGTATTTGCGTTGGGTGTGACGATTAAATCGTATCCAGCTTGCGTGATTTGAACGATATTAGAAAGTTGAGTCGCACCTGTAAGCCCAGTAGTGTCTGATAGAACAATATTTGCTGGCGTTACCCCAGTTGCTCCCGTCGAGCCTTGTGTTCCTACTCCCGTAGCCCCCGTAGCTCCAGTAGCTCCATCGTTACCTTGGACTCCAGTCGCGCCAGTGGCTCCAGCGTCACCTTGAATGCCTGTCGCACCTGTCGATCCATCTGCTCCAGCAACACCAGTAGCACCAGTCGCCCCGTCATTTCCAGAAATACCCGTCGCACCTGTTGCGCCTTGACCACCAGCGAGTCCCGTGGCACCAGTCGCTCCGTCAATACCAGACGCACCAGTCGCGCCATCTGCTCCCGCAACGCCAGTCGCGCCAGTCGCCCCTTGCGGCCCAACTTGAGTATACATTACTTGAACAGCAGTTAAAATAATAGATGGGACTGCGGGAGACACAGGAGAAGTTCCTGCGGGCAATGTTTCAACAGTCAAGTCGGTGCTTGTTCCTGACCAGTAAATTTGAACCTGTTGTCCTGCCGTGGCTGTTGCAACATAGTTTACAGTCAAAACTTGACGATTGGGATTCCCTGCTGCTTTTCGGGGTTGCAAATCAATTTCTGTTGCAGAATCAGGATAATCGACATTATTAGTCTTTAGCCAGAATGTTGCCTTTTCCACAGAGTTAGCAAGATTTGTAATCTGAACAGAAAAGGTGAGACTATATGTTCCTGCATTGGCAAAAGTGATTTCATCACCATTTACAATTGTTACTCCATTTTGTTCTGATGTGCTACCAATTGAAATAACTTGTTCCGTTGTTGTGCTAACCAATGGTTGATCGGTTAAGTCGTAAAATGATCCGTAATATCCCAACGCTCCACCAGCACCAGTAAGACCCGTTGCCCCAATATCTCCAGTTGCTCCAGTGGCCCCTCTAACCCCAGTCAATCCCGTAGCACCAGTCGCTCCCGTGGCTCCGAGATCACCAGTGGCCCCTGTCGCGCCGCTATCGCCTTGGACTCCAGTTGCTCCAGTTGCTCCAATGTCACCTTGGACTCCAGTGCTACCCGTAGCACCTTCAATACCAGTGGCCCCTGTTGCGCCCGTGCTTCCTTCAAATCCTGTAGCACCAGTGTTTCCTTCTAACCCCGTGGCCCCCGTGCTTCCAGTAGCACCATCGTTTCCAGCAACCCCTGTGGCTCCCGTGGCCCCTTCGCCAGTTGCGCCAGTTGCGCCTGTGGCTCCCGTGGCTCCATCTGGGCCTGTAGCACCACCATCTGCCACTGGTGTCCATGAAGCATTTATTGAACCCGGTGTTGGAGGGTATCCGGGGTTAAGTGGGTTTCCTGTCCTGTAATAATAACCGCCTTGAAAAGTTACTGCTGCACCAAGGTTATAGGAAGCACCATTGTCATATACTGTCGCTGGCAATGTCCATGGAGTTGGCCCTTGAATGCCTGTGCTGCCAGTTGCTCCATCGTTTCCTACAACGCCAGTAGAACCAGTAGCACCATCATTTCCTGCAACTCCCGTGGCCCCAGTTGTTCCCGCTCCGATTGGCCCCGTGGCTCCCGTAGCACCCGTTGGGCCTCCAGATGGGCCTGTGGCTCCAGTTGCCCCAATTGCTGCGCTGGATTGACTTCCAGTGAAGTCAAGTTTTCCAGTAAATGGGTTAAATGTGAGTGCCATATTTTATTGTTCCTTTTTTTAAATTATTTTGTCAAGCAGTTATGTCAGGGCCAACAGGCCAAGATAAGCCCTCTTTCACTATCTGCTCTTCGCATTCTTCGTGAGTCCCTACAAATAATGTTTG